TCCGGCAAGGACACCATGTGGCAGCCGTTCTTGTGGGGCATCGGCGGCGAGTCGCTCTCGAACGTGTCGATCGTGCGCAATGAAGAGATTCAGTCGCAATGGGGTTACGCGTATGAATCCGAGGTCATGGTGTTTGAAGAGTTGCGGCAGGCCGAGGCGAAAGACCGCCGCGCACTTGAGAACCATCTGAAACCCATCATTGCCGCACCGCCGGATTTTTTGCAGGTTAACCGCAAGGGCATGCACCCGTATCAGGCACTAAACCGCATCTTCGTTCTGGCGTTTTCCAATGAGCGCGTGCCAATCTCGCTAGCAGGCGACGACCGCCGCTGGTTTGTGACGTACTCCGAGGCGCCGAGGATGACTGAGCAGGAAGCTTACGCGATCTGGGACTGGTACAAGGCCGGCGGTCTGGCTGTGGCTGCCGGCTGGCTCTACGAGCGTGACGTGTCGCGATTCAATCCTGGTGCGACTCCGCCGCTGACCGAGGCGAAGATCATCATGATCGAGCAGGGCAGGTCAACCGCCGAATCGTATCTGGTCGAGATGATCGAGCGCCGCCTGGGTGAGTTCTCAGGTGGTGTCGTGGCTGCGCCGTTCTATAGCCTCTGTGACCGGCTACAGGGCGGTGCGCCAATGAACACCCGCGTGGTACAGCAGGCACTACTACATGCGCTCAAAGAGGCCGGCTGGGTCGATATGGGGCGGTTAGCATCACGCGAACATAGCACTAAGAAGCATATATTTTGTGCGCCAGAGCTAGCCGATACGGCCAGTAAATCCGAATTGCGCCGCATGGTCGAGGAAACCCCGCCGCCGTCAGCGGTCAGGCTGGTGAAATGATGCGGGTTTTAATCGCTTGTGAATACAGCGGTACGGTGCGCGATGCGTTCATCAGGGCAGGGCATGACGCGCTATCGTGCGACCTGTTGCCAACTGACGTGCCTGGACCGCATTATCAGGGTGACGTGCGCGACATTCTGACCGATGGATGGGATTTGATGATAGCGCACCCGCCGTGTACACATCTGGCCGTTTCAGGCGCACGCTGGTTCAAAGATAAGCAGGTAGAGCAGGCCGAAGCGCTCGATTTTGTGCGATTGCTATTGGCCGCGCCAATCCCGCGTATCGCGCTGGAAAACCCGGTTAGCATCATCTCCAGCCGTATCAGAAAGCCTGACCAAATCATCCAGCCGTACCAGTACGGCCACGAGGCCACAAAAACAACGTGTCTGTGGCTTCAGAACGTGCCGCCACTATTTCCGACTGCTCTTGTTGGTAAGGGCGCGCGGCACGTCACCAAAAGCGGCAAGAGCTTGCCCGAATGGTACAACCTGCCACCCTCACCCGATCGCTGGAAAATCCGGTCTGCTACATTTCCAGGGATTGCGGCCGCAATGGCCACGCAATGGGGCGCTCTGGCGTAAAAAAAGCCCGTCAGGTTTGATCCTGACGGGCAACCGAAGGATGGCCACATGGCCAGCGCTGGGAGAGAGCAGCGCGCTATAACCCTAGCACGATGGCGAGCATGGCCGCAAGTATCAATCCGATCAAAGCGAACATGCAGCCTCCGATTCAATGTCGCGGATAATCGTATCTTTGAGCAGGTCAACCACGTCAACGCCGCCGGCGTAAGCGTGAATGAGCCAAGCATTACCGGCAAACCCGACAGACCGGTCTGCGGGCTCCCAGTCTACAAAGCACAATAGTTCGATGTCGCCGTGCGTGTATGTGTACGGCCACAAGTGCTGCGGCCAATGGCCGCCGCTGATGTCAGTTTGCGTTTTCATCGGACAAGTCCTCCAGCAAAGGGATTGACGGGTCATATAGCGCTGTGCCGGAATAGTTAAGCATTTCCGTGTAATCGCATGGCACAAGATTATTCAACGTTTCAAATTGGCGGACATAATCGCCCGTTGACATCGTGCCGGCGTAATCTTTCGGAAATTTCCGTATATCTTTCGGTTTCTTTGGTTTCCATGCCTTGCGGGCAAGTTTCGCCCATTCGATCGGGCATTTGTCGAATTTGAGTGTGTACGTAGTGCCGTCAATATTTAATGTTTGCATGGTCGGTTCTCCTGAGTTACCACAGCGCAGTGCCGTGGGTTTCGATTGTGGGCGTTTGTGCCCGTTTGCGCGTTACTTTGCGCGTGATGTAAGGCCGGCCGGCCACTGGCGGGAAATCGCGCCAACAGCAGACCGCCCCGAAGTCATCTAGCCATCCGTATTGCGTCATGCGTCTGCATAATCGTCAATCATGTGACGGGCGATTTCCGCCCAATTAACGTCCGACAGAAACGCCATTGCATAATCGCGGGCAATGCCTTCGGTGGACGTGTTCTCGATAATGTCGTGCGCGTTATCCTTCAAACATTGGCTTAGTTCGTAAGCGTCACCCATCTGTGATCTAGTCAACCCAAAATCATCGGGTGACGCGCCATCAAACATTTCAAGATTAACGCGCCATGTGGCGTAGTTTGTCCAGCCGTTATATGTAGTGTCTTTCATAGTTAACCCCTCGCCTTATCAGCTCTAAAAAAATCAATCCATGCGTCCAGTGTTTCGGAATCGAACGCTTCGCCCTTTCGGGCGATTAGCCGCAATATTTGACGCGCCTCGTCATTAGTTAGTGAATCGTCAATTTCTTGAATGTCAGTGAAATGCAGCTTGAAATTGACGCTATCTGGCAGTTGGTTTTGCATGATTAGTTTCCTTTCGAGCGGATAAAATCGGCCAAAAATACTTCCAGCAAGCGGACGCGCTCAAGACCCTCGAAATCGCCGTTTGAATCGTTCCATTCCAGCGCGCGGATGATGACGTCATCGGGCGCGGAATAGATATCCCACGCATCGTGCGGTACGCCGTGGAATAGCTCAACGATTTGACCTTCGATGAAAGTGTAAGAAAGATTGCTCATGGTCGGTTCTCCTAGTTGATCAACAAAAATGTTCTACGTTAAGCCGCTTTGCGGCTTCATAGGCTTGACGCGTGTTTTCTTCTACGCGTTTTTGCCCGACAGGGTTAGCAAATACGCTACCCAAAAAACGATCTTCTTCACGTAAGCAAAACTCATAGCGCGCCACGGCGGCTTTTTGCTCTTTAGTTAACTTTTGTTTTTGCATGGCCGGTTCCCCTAATTAATTAATATGCAAGGCAAAGAAAAACAAATACAGCAAGGCCGGCGAATCCAATGACAGCGCCGATTAAGTCGAGTAGTGACGGTTTCATATCGTGCCCCTTAGTTATATTTCGCCAGATTGTAAAAACCAAACCCCAACAACATAGCGCCGGCAAAACAAAGTACGGCGCAAGCGGGAATCGACGCGCCAGTAACAACTGCGGCGATCGTCAAAATATTAAATGCAAGTGATGTCAGGATAAACGCGGTTGAATCTTTCATGGTTAGTTCTCCAGGTGAAGTGCCTAAAATTTAGGCAGTTATTTTGCTACACAATGTTTTGCTGCTGACACCATTATAGCGACAACAAAATAAATGTCAAGGATTGTTTTGCATTTATTTTGGTGTTTTTTGTAGCCGCGTTTGTCAGTTTGTTGGTAGCGAAAACGGAAGAAAACGCCAACGTGAAAACCCTGACTGAATGCGGCTTTTTGCTATTTGTTGGCTATGTTGGCTGTTTTGTAGACTGAACCTATATAACTTCATTTTTGATATCATAATGCTAATAGAGTGTGTGAATGGCAGCGCTGTCACGTTTGGCCAGCGATTTTAAACCATAGCCAACATAGCCAACATTGCCAACATAGCAGAATGACAACAAGCAAAGTTATCCACAGGTTTGGTAGCATTATGCTAACAGTTAGTGACCACTAACCTGGCTATGTTAGTGACCACTAACTTTGTAAGTGAGTACTCACTAACCTGGTTAGTTAGTGCTTACTAACTTGTCAGGCTGACAACACAAAAGTAAGTGCTCACTAACCTGGGGGGTGGGGGGCCCGTGGCAGGCCGGTCGCGGTCACGGAGGTGTCAGAAGAAATTTTTTATTTTTTTTAAAAGCTCAATACCGACCAGCAAAAAAGTAGCCCACATTGCCCACACTTTGCTAATATCCGCGTATGTTCAAATCGATACCATTCTCACCGCGCAAAGTCGAGGCGACCGAAGCCAGGCTTCAGGCCATCTATGACGCTGCTGCTTTGGGTCTGAAAGGCGACTCGCTCGCCTTGGCCGCTGGTATGCTGCCCACCGAGTTCAGGCAGCTGTGCGAGCTTGACCCAGTGGCCGACATGGCGGTACTAAAGGGACGCGCTGACTCCGAGATCGAGGCCAGCGCCCATCTGAGAGAAGCCGCCAGAGCAGGCGACAGCAAGGCGGCACTAGCTATACTCCAGCACGTCCACGGCTGGACGGCCCGCCAAGAGATTAGTGTCGACATCACCAACAAGATCAGCATCACGCAGGCGCTGCAACAAGCACAAGAGCGCGTCATCGACGGGCTGATTACCGAGCAGCAACCCACCCATCTACCAACTAAAGTGACGAATGGCGCAACAGCCGATCTATGACGCCGAGGGCGAGCAGCTTTTAATGACGCGCCTCTGGGCGCCGACCATCGCTGACGACCCTGAGGCGTTCGTGTTGTTTGCGTTCCCGTGGGGGCAGACGAACACGCCGCTGGCCAAGTTTAAAGGCCCGCGCACCTGGCAGCGCAAGATACTGCGCAGGATAGCTAGCCACATCAAGAACAACCGTGGTCAGATTGACATGGACGCCTTGAGAACAGCGGTCGCGTCCGGTCGAGGGATTGGTAAGTCAGCCCTCGTCTCTTGGTTAGTGCTGTGGATGCTGACCACCCGCATAGGCTCCTCCGTGATCGTGTCAGCCAACAGCGAAGCGCAGCTGCGGTCGGTCACATGGGGTGAGCTGACCAAGTGGCAGGCGATGGTGATTAACAACCACTGGTGGGAGATCAGCGCAACCAAGCTGGTGCCCGCTAAGTGGCTAACCGAGCTGGTCGAGCGGGACTTGAAAAAGGGTACGCGCTACTGGGCAGCGGAGGGCAAGCTCTGGTCGGAAGAGAATCCCGACAGCTACGCCGGTGTTCACAACCACGACGGCATGATGCTGATCTTTGATGAGGCGTCCGGTATTCCAGACGGCATCTGGTCG